CTTCGACGCTCGCATTGCGATGGAGAAGAAGGATGTCCCCACCGACAACCTGTATGCAGTCTTCGGCCCTGAGGACTACTACGCCATCACCATGTCGTCCCGTGCAATCAACACGGACTTCAACGGTGGCAACGGTTCCAACGGCACCATCGCCGATGGCCGCACCATGCAGGTCGCTGGTATCCCCATCTACTCCAGCAACCACGTCACCCAGTCCAGCTACACCCTGGTCGCTGGTGACTGCAACGCTGAGTACGCCCAGGACCTCAGCAAGTGCAAGGGCCTTGTGTTCCACAAGGACTGCTGCGGCGTTCTGACCCTGTTGTCTCCTGCCCTCCAGGTGACTTCAGGCGACTGGAATGTCAGCCACCAGTCCACCCTGATGGTTGCTCGTCAATCCATCGGCATGGGTGTGCTGCGTGCTGAGTGTGCCGTTTCTATCGGCATTGCCTGATTGCTACTTTCGAAGTGCATGAGCTGCGGGCTGGGTCTTCGGACCTGGCCCCTTTTTTTGTCCGCTTTACCATGAGGACATCACTTGTGCAGATGACGGATGTCCAGCACTCAGCAGTCGGCGACTCCGGGGCGAACGACGCTGCTGGATGCCGTGAATGTTCTGCTCACGAATATCGGTGAGATGCCGGTGGATTCGCTGGAGAACCAGCAGATCCAGGATGCGCGGATGGCAGAGAGGACGTTGCTGGAGTTTGCGAAAGAAGGGCAGACCCGCGGGTGGAGTTGGAACACGGAATACAAATTCCCGTTTGACGTTGACTCCGTCACCAGCGAAATCAACATCCCGACTTCGTGCATCAAATGGCTGGTCAGTCCGTACCAGACAGACGGCCGCTACGTCCTGCGCGGCACAAGGATTTACGACACCGAGAAAAGGACATACAAGATTGACCCCAACGATGCGCCGTTGGAAGCAGATGTGATCTGGCTGTTGTCATGGGACGACAGCCCGGAAGCGTTCAACCGATGGGTGACCATCCGATCGGCGCGGGTGTTCGCATCGCGGATGCTCGGCTCTGACTCGTTGATCAATTACACCGCAGTCGATGAGCAGGCTGCGTTGACTGAATTGATGCGGGTTGAGTACGGCCAGTCGCAGCCTAATTCGCTGACTGGCGGCCCATTCTCTGGCCCCATGCCGACCTACAGCTCTGCTTCTGGTCTCCGCCGCGGAATGTTTGGAGGTGCCTCAATTGGCTGATCTCGTTTCTTACGCCATCCCCAATCTCATCCAAGGGGTCTCGCAGCAACCGGATGCCCAGCGTGACCCAACACAGGGTGCAATTCAGGTCAATGGGGTCTCGTCAATTGCAGAGGGTTTGCGCAAACGGGATTTCACCAGGACTCTCGCCAGGGTGAGCACCACCGCTTTCGGTGATGCCTTCATCCATTCGATTCTGCGGGATCAGGCCGAGGAATACCTCGCTGTTATTACGAGCAGCGGCATTCAGGTTTTTGATTTGGATGGCAACTCGGTCGCCGTCACCGAAGACACTGACGCCTACGACTATCTGGACAGTGTCACTGACGCCAGGTCGCAGATTCGCGCTGTCACGGTTGCTGATTACACGTTCATCTGCAACCTGAATACTGCAACGGCAATGGAAACGGCGACAGCGCCGGAACAGCCCAGGCCGCGGCCGCATGAATGTTTGATCTGGGTTCGAGCTGCAAATTACGGCCAGACCTACACCGTCAATGTGAACGGCAATGAGGTCAAGGTTGAGACGCCTGTGGCGCCTGTTGTTAGCAGCGGCAGCACTGTCACTGAAAACCGCATCAGCTCAGAAGACATCGCCAATGCAATCATTACTGGTTTGACCAGCGCAGGGCTGTCTGGTTATCAGATGACCCAGCAGGGTTCTGTCATCTGGGTCCGAGGCAACAGCGCTATCTCTGTTGAGGTGTCTGACGCCAGGTCAAACGCAGACATCACAGCAATCCTCGACTCTGTTCAGGCATTCACCGAGCTGCCAACGATTGCGCCAATTGGCTATCAAGTTGCAATCACCGGTGACCCCGGGAACAACTTCGACGGTTATTACGTTGAGTTCGAGCCTCGCGGGGCAGACATCACCGATCCGAACGGTGAATTCGATGAAGGTTCTTGGCTCGAGTGTGTCAGTCCTGGCGTTGAGTATGAGATCGACCCTGACACCATGCCGCACATTCTGGTGCGCAGGAACAACGGGACTTTCTGGTTTGGTCCGGTCAACGGGCAGACCGTTGCGAATATCCCTGGGGGGGTCCCTTCATGGGGCAGGCGAACCTGCGGTGATTACGACACTGCCCCTGACCCCAGCTTCATTGGTTACCCAATCAATGATGTTTTCATCTACAAGAACCGACTTGGATTCTTGGCTGACGAGAACGTCATCCTGAGCCAGACGAGAGAGTTTTTCAAGTTCTTCCCGGAAACTGTCACCACGGTTCTCGACACTGATCCGATCGATCTTGTTGCCAGCAATAACAAGGTTTCGATTCTTCGGTACGCGGTGCCGTATCAAGACGAGCTAATTCTTTTCTCGGCTCAGTATCAGTTCAGGTTTAACGCGGCTGAGACCGTTCTGACTCCGAAGACAGCGCAGCTGACAGTGCTGACGCAGTTCGAGGTGGATGTAAATGTCAGGCCCCAGCAGGCGGGCGGTGGAATCATCTTTGCCCAGCAGAACGGTGAGTGGAGTCAGATCCGTGAGTTCAGCGTCCGTGGCGCTGGCACAGCGTTGACGGCTGATGCTGCTGATTTGACTGGGTATGTGAGCAGCTACATCCCGGAGCAGCTTTTCAAGATGACGGTAAATGACACCGGCAATGCGGTGTTCGCCATCAGCGGCAAAGCGAGCACCGGGGTTGGCAGCACTGAATATCGCAACAGGATTTACGTCTACAAATACTTCTACCGAAACCAAGGGGGAGGGGTTGAGCGCGCTCAGTCGAGCTGGAGTTATTTCCAGCTGACTGGTGCTGACCAAATCCTCCAAGTTCTGTGTGTGCAGGAGGAGTTGTATCTGCTTGTTCTGTACGGCACCGAGGTTTATCTCGAGCGCATGTCAGTGAAGGACAGGCAGGAAGAAACAGACGGGTTCGCTCCATACGCCTTGCTGCTGGACCGCCGTGTCACCAGCACTACGGAGACGCCTGCTGCCGTGCGAATTGCTGCACCGACTTACAACGAGCAGACGAACCAGAGCACGTTCACGGTCCCCTACACGATGCAGGCCAAGACGCAGATCTGGTCGATGTGGGACATGACCGATGCAGCGTCGACCGGTCCTGTGTTGGTTGGCGAGGCAGACACCGGCACCACGATCACTGCCCGCGGCGACTGGAGGAATGTCGACGTGATGTGCGGCGAGCCTTACGAGTTCAGATACCGATTCACCAAGTTCAAAATGACTCGGGAGATCGGTGGTGGTAAAGCCGCGGCCAATGCAATGCGGACGCAGATCCGCACAGCCAAGCTTCGTTATCACGAAACCGGCTACTTCGAGGTTCACGTCCTCCCAGAGTTCAGGCAGGAGGGTTGCTACACCTACGACGGGACGATCTCTGGAGTTCGGAACGCTGCAATCGGCAAACCGCCGATGGGTGAGCTCAACGCTGACAGTGTTCGGTTCTTTGAGGGTGTTTTCAATATCCCGATTTACGGGCAAGGCGAGCAGGTATTGGTTGAGATAAGAAGTGACAAACCAATCCCATGCAAGTTCTCGACTTGCGAGTGGATTGCACTGGTGTCGTCCAGAGCGAGGGCAATGCAATGAGGTGGGCCAAGCCGACTGAAGAAAAGGTCCTTGCTATCGGCCAGAACCTCCGAGAAGAGGATCGCACCGAGGTTTGGCTAAGCCACCAAGCTGATGGACTGGAGGCGTGTTTCGACAGCTGGGAGCTGAGCGACATCTGTCGGTGCATTGAGACCGACGCTGGCGTGCCTGTGGGCCTCACCGGATTAAACGGGAGCCGGATTTGGATGCTGGGAACCGACGAATTGACCGCGACAAGGCGCCGACGTTTGCAATTGTGCAATGAAGGGCGAGGATGGGTTGAGCACTGTTTGGATGTTGCAGGGATGCCTATTGGGAATGATGTTTATGCCAAGAACACGGCAAGCATCCGCTGGCTAAAACATCTCGGTTTCACTGTTGCTGACCCCCGCCCAATGGGTCATGCAGCTGCACTGTTCTCTGAGTTCTGGAGGGCTGCCTGATGGAACCGTTGACGATGGCCCTGATCTCTGGGGGCCTCAGCGCTGCCAGTGGTGGGCTTCAGGCTTTTGGGCAGAACGCTGCTGCCAAGCAGAAATATGCCGATGACCTGGCTTTTCAGGAGGCCAATAATCGTTTCTCAACCTGGCAGGCGGGGCTGAATGCCCGTGTGCAGGATTCAAACGCTCAATACAAATACTGGGAGAGCACGTTCAATTTCAATCAGCAGCGGGCGTTCGCCAATTCCCAGCGGAACGTCGAGCTGATGAAGGAAGCCGAGCAGGCTCGGGTGGTGTTTGAGACCAGGGCCGCGGCGGGTGCGGCATACATGGACGATTCAGCTGCTCTGTCTGACGGTTACATGGAGGCGGAGATGGGCGCTGCTGTCGCTCAGCAGCAATACACCTGGCGGGCGCTGCAGGCTCGGGCCTCGGTGCAGGCGTTGAACCAGGAAGGCAACAGTGTCGACCGGATGGTCAACAACTACGCCTCCCAGCTTGGTGACCAGATGACGCTTGAGGCCATCAACAAGGGGATCCGGGACCGGCAGTATTCCCGATCGCAGGCCGCGGCGGTCACGCAATACCTGAGTCGATACAACAGCCAGACCTTCTACAACCCGACGGAAGTGCTTGATCCGATCAAGCCGTTCCCGCCGTTGCCGACGATGATCTCGCCGCCACCGCCGAGCCGGACCGGGGCGCCACCAAGCCAGGCAGCCTTCCTGACCAACCTTGGCACCGCGGCATTGGGCGGTGTTGCGCAGGGCTTCTCGACCTACTCGTCAATGAAGGCGCTGAAAACACCAACTTCGGGCAGCGGCCCGGGCACACCGGGTGGTGGCGTCGCCGGTGCTGGCGGTGCCGCGCTGCTCACTCAAATCCAGTCGTTGATGGGAGGGACTCCGTAAGCCATGGCTGAACGTCTTTTCAATGGTCAGATCCAGCCTCAGTCACGGCCCCTGAGTTCGTTCCTGCAGCCGGCGCAGAACAACATTGCCGGCCCGACGCAGCAACCGCAGCTGCAGGTGGGTCGCTCAATCGTCACCCAGCAACAGGCCGGCACCAGCAGCGTTGCTGGGTTCAACCAGATGCAGCAGGTGGCTGATGCACTCGGTCCTTTCAGCAAGACCCTGCAAAAAGCCGTCAACAAAGGGATGCGGCAATACGCCATCAACAACATTGAGGAGGGCTATTACGACGAGCTGAAGAACGAGCAGCTGAGGGCAAAGCTGCAGATGCAGCAGAACCAGGAAGCTGGTGCTGCCCAGGCCGCGGACACGATCACCGCCATCACGAAGGTGGATCCAATCGGCGCCACCTTGGCCAAGGAGGCCAACCCCTGGAAGCTGATCGGCCGCAAGCGTGCCCTGGCGCAGTTGGCTGCTGGGGAAGTTTCGGCTCGGTTTAATTCAGAGCTGGCATTGAACGCTGGGGCGTTGGGCGCCATGGCTCCCGGCAGCCCGGCATTGATGCAGCGGAAAGCTGCCATCACCCAGGGGGTCTTAAAGGATTTTGGCCTGTCTGGTGATGAGCTGGAGTCGGCTTATTACGTCTCCCCGCAAATCAACAAGAGCTGGGACAAGTTCACCCAGAAGCACAGCGAGCTGTATTCCGCCGAGGTTTATCGCAGCACAACAGCATTGACCGGTGCTGCGGTCAAGACAAGGCTCAGCTCACTGGTTAGCGAAGGCGTATTGCTGCCAAGCGGTGAGCGGATCATGCCTGGTGATCAACGGTTTGGCCCCGCGGCTGGCATCCTCCTGACGCAGGAGATTGACAAAGGTTTGTCTCTGTTGGGCGGGGAAGATAAGACCAAGGCGTTGGAATCAATTCGCCAAAACCTTGGGACTTATTACGTCACCGGGGTGCCTGGTGCGGTGACTGCCATCGACAACATTCGTCTTGGCAGTGCTCAGATCCCGATGGATCAACGCCCTCGGTGGATTGATGCAAATCCCTTTGAGCTGAAGGATTACAGCAACAAGGCTCTGAAGCTTCAGAACGAAGAATATGAAGTCCGGCAAACAGCGTTAAAGCAGCAAGCCGAGATGATGTGGAACCAGCGGATGTCTGGTCTGCCGGTTGATTCACCTGAGTACCGAGCAGAGGCGCAGGCGATTGAGGCTGAGCTTGACGCGGCCGGTTACCGAGATGCCGCAGGGACCGTCTCTGGATTGATCGACGATGACCAGGCTGTTGCCGAGGGCAATGGCGGAATGTCGATGACCTTTGAGCAAAGGGCAACGTTTGAAGGCGCACTGGAGAATCTGACGCCGGCAGAACTCGAATCGCCCGAACTGGTCAAAACCGTCCAGGGCATGATTCGCGAGGCTGCGATGACTGAGCCGACGGAGGAGGCAAGGCTTGAGTCGTATGAGCGCTGGATGGGGATCCTCAAGAAGAAGCGGGAGGAATTTGCAGCGTTGCCTAAGAACTCAGCGATGCGTTCTGGGGTCAACAACCTTGTCAAAGAAGACCTGGCGATGGAGGGGATCGCTGGGCTGAAGGGGAACACCACTTGGCAGTCAGGGGCTTGGGGCAGTGTTCGCCCAGGGGCAAGCGTCACTGCATCAGAGAGCCGTTACCGGCAGTTCGGCAACACGGTGCGCACCCTCCACACCCAGGAGTATTGGAGACAGCTGCAGCTGTGGCGCCGCGACAACCCGGGCATGGCTGTGGACCCCGGCACTGAAGCGGGGATTCTTGCCACCTCTGCTACTGCTGTTCGGAAGTCGGACGCATTCAAAGCCGCCAAGGACAAGGCGATGCGGAAAGGGGCTTCGGCTCCACCGCCGGCAGTGAACCAAGACCCCAAGACCGGTCCGGTCCCAGCGGCTGCGGCCAGCAGCGTGACTCCAGAGCAGGCGAAGTCCTATGTCGACAAGCCAGTGATGAACGGCTCCTGGGTGCGCAGTGAGCTGAGCGCCATCAGGGAGGCATACAACGGTGGTGGTGGGGACATGACCGGCAGCGCTGATCTGAAGCGTCTGTCTTCCGCGGCGGGTGTCCCGCCCGAGCGTTACCTGCTTGAGCAGCTGAAGTTCTACGGGCCAAAGCTGGACCCCACCGGTGCCTACCGGAAGTTCCTTGAGCACCAGCTGCAGAAGGAGAAATCCAACAGCACCCCGGCGGTGACCTATGGCGACCAGTCGCTTTCCCCGAGGGCGCCTGGCGCGTGGCTGAACCAGCTGGTGATGCCCGTAGAGACCGCCCGTCTGCCGGGTGGCGAGCAGGGCCCGGTGCAGGGCCCGTTCACCCCGATCAAGAGATATCCCAGTGGCTGGATGCCTGAAGGCGGAGAGCCAGGTGCACCTGTTCCTATGCCCAACCCCATCGCCTGATCACCATGGATTTCCAGCTTCCCGACCTCTCTGATCTGGACGACCAGGAGCTTGATCAACTCCAGCCCATTGAGTTTGGCTACCCCGAAGCGAAGGGTGGCCAGCTGACTGACAGCCTGCGGACCGGTGTTGGCAACAGCCAGGGGCCAGTGCCTCAGGCAGCGCTGGATGCCATGACCCCCAGCCAGTTGCGGGCGCTGAAGAACGAACGGTTCGAGGCTGCCTCGGGATGGGCAAAGCCGTTGGCTCAGTTGTTCAACACAGTCACCTCCCCGGCGGTGGGGGAAGGGATGGTGCTGGGCATCCCCAACGCACTGCTGAAGCTGGGCAATGCAGGGATGGACTGGTTTGCGCAGGAGACGTTTGGGGCACCGGTCGACAACACGCCTGCATGGCAGATCTCGTCTGAACCGCTGAAGCAGATCAACCCCTTGCGGGAGGGTGACACCGCAGACACTCCTGCTGACCCGTTTGGTTATGAGCTGGGCGCGGAGGCTGCTGGCGAGGCTGCTGGCGCTTTGACCGGCAGCACCCTGCTGCGGAGTGTCCCTCAGATCGGGATGCTCGCCAACAGGCTGAAGCAGACGCAAGCAGTGCGGCAGCTGGCGGTGGCAGCCAAGACCAACAGAAAGCTGCGGCGTGGATTGAACACCGCCCGCTGGGGTGGTGAGGCAATGATCGACACGTCCCTGGCGGCGCTGTATCAGGACGCCGACCTGGGCAACTTTGCTGATCTGTTCGGCGAAAACCCGCTGTCGGCTAGCGAGGACAACACCTACATCGAGAACCTGCAGCGGAAGATCGTCGCCGACGGCATCCTGCTGCCGCTGAAACTGATTGGTGCTGGCCAGCTCACCCCTTGGACCCGCCGGCTGGCTGATGGCGATCTGGCTTGGAACCTCGACGAGATTGCTGATGTCGAGCTGGCACCGTATGTGCCGCGGGGCATCACACAGCCGTTGCTGCCCCCAGCAGCCTCGGATGGTTTCGACTCAGCGATCGATCGCAGCACCTCCAGCAGCCTGCAGGCCCAGCAGGTGCAGCGCCAGCGGGATCGGATCAACACAATGTTCCCCGGCCTGAAGACGTTCGAGGGTGGGGAGGGCCAATACTCACTGGACATCACCGCGGCTGGTGGTGCGTTCCGCGAGGACGGCACACCGCTGCCACGGGTGGAGAACCCCGACGGGGAGGGCACTGTCGTCAGTGGTCCCGAGATGGAATTCAACCAGCGCCCCAAGCAGGGGAGGCTCGAGCTAGGTGAGTTCGGCGATGCCCCGGACCCCCGGCCGGAGATCAGCACCTACTTGGCTGAACTGGACGAGCTGAGTGATGACCAGCTGAAAGAGTTGCTGCCAAAGGTCAGCACCAAAGAGCAGCTGGCTGCCAGAGAGCGGACACTCCAGGAAGCCCAGTCCAGGGTTGATGCAGCGCAAGCGCAGATTGAGGACATCAATGCCCGCCTTGCTTTGCCTGAGGGCAAGAAGGGCCGGCTCACTGTGCAGGGTTCCAAGCGCTTGCTGAACAAGGCGCAGAAGGAGCTGGATGCTGCGACTGCCCAGGTCAACATCCTGAATGACGAGCCACTGAAGGCCGAGAACGTTGGCGAACAGCTGGGTCTGTCGCTGCAGCAGTCACTGGATCTGACTCCAGAGTCCGGCATTGAGCTGCCTCCCATCCGCGACATGGAGTGGGATGAAGCCACCGAGATGTGGCGGCCATCGAAAACCGAGGGCGGTTACCCCTCTCTGGAGGCGTACCGCCAGGACATCTCTGGCTGGAACCGCGACATCCTCCGTGGGATGGCATCACCAAGCAACAGCCCTGAGGTGGCTGCGATCTTGAAAGCACGCACCGGCCGCCGGGTGTGGAACGCCAAGAAGGCAGACATCGTTGATGCCTTGGTGGAGTTGGCGTCACGCCGGAATCGCTATGCGGTGATGCCTGAGCAGCTGCCGCTTGAGGGGCTGCAGCAGAACCTGAACCTGGATGTGGCTCCGGAGTACCGACCCCGGGGGATGACCACTGAGGCTCGGGAGGAGGCGAAGCGTCGGATCCTCGAGGCTGCGTTGGAGAACGGTGAGGTTCAAGCGGATGTCACCCCCATCCCTGACAACCTGCCGGCAACTGAGTTCAACCAGGGCCAGCTTCTGGAGACCCTGTTCGATGTCGATGACGACGGGCAGATGATGCTTCGCTACGCCAACGGCTCACTGCCCACCTACAAAGCTGGTGGCCGCAGCGCTGATGCTCTGATCGAGGAAGTGCGTCAGCGGTTTGGCTGGGCTGAGCTGGATGGTGCTGCCAAGCGGGCTAGTGACCAGGCGATGTATGAGAAGAACGGTTGGAACAAGATGACCTGGGACGAGAAGAAGAAGTTGTTTGCTGAATCGCGTGGTCTTTATCGGGGCACCCCTGTGGATCCGATCTTCCATGTCAAAGGAGGGAATGAGCTGACGGAGATTGATCTGCCTGACACAAAGGTCTCGACGCAGACACTGGAGTGGACTCCAGAGGGCAACATCACTGCAGAGCAAGCAGCGGTAGCCAAGCCAAAACCCGAGCCCAAGAAGAGAAAGCGGAAAGCAACAACGTCGACACAGGTGAGGAAAGCACGCGATATTGAGGCCAAGGCTGACAAAGAAGTTGCAGCCCTTGAAAAGCAACTAGAGAGGGCTACCTGCAATGGCTGATTGCTCAGAACTCGAAGCAAGGCTGGCCGCGGCTAGAGAGCGTGCTGCTCAGGCAAAGAAGGTCCGGCAGGCTGTTGAGGCCGAAGCTGAGCTGGACGCGAAGAAGGGCCCTGGGTCAGCTTTCCGTACGTTCTCCATGGTGGATGGCACGAAGATTCGTATTAACGCCAAGGAGTTTTACGACCAAGTCGAAGCTGACAACATCGCCATGGGTGACGAGCAGCTGCGTCAGCTGGTGCGAGAAAGGTTTGACAAGAAAGTCAGGCCAAAGGGCAGCAAGGGGCTGAACATCAATTACTCCCAGATGGAGTTCAATGATGAGAACGTCAACGCCTTGTTGGAGTTGGCAGGTAGTCGTCGGAGAGAATCTTCGGCGGGTCAAGACCTAGCGCAGAAGTTCACTGAAGAGGTGGCGCGTGATCAGCTGCTGCAAGAGGTTGCACTCCAGGGTGGCAACGTCGAGGAGATTGCCCGGGGTCTGTCTAGGGACACAGGGTCAGTGGCCAAGCTGCCGCTGCGCATGGTGTTGATCACCAAGATGCGAGCTGACAGCGCCCGGTATTACGCCGACATGCTGGAAGACGCGGCTGATTTGATCTCATCGTTTGGGCTGAGTCCTCAGAAGAAGGCAGAGCTGTCGCGTGTCTCGCAGTACATGCACTTTTTTGAGCAACTGGACGCTCTGTATTCCCGAAAGGTTGGTCAAGCGCTGCGTGCCAGAAGTTTCAAACAGTTCAAGGAAGTGGAGCTGGGCACTGACAACTTGAGTTTTGACGACGTAGCGAAGCTGAACCTGGACACCCTTAAAGAGGGGAGCCTGGCAGCTCAAGTGTTGGAAGCAATTGAGAGTGGTAACGCTGAATCGCTTCGCCGTGTCGCGACTGCCAAGCGAGTGCTGGCTGCGGCTGACTCCACGATTGACGAGCCGAACGTCTTCACGCAGATCCGTCTACTGAATGACCTGCGCAAGGACAATTTCTTTTTGAGCCCCAGCACCTGGATCTCGCGCAACGTTGTGGCTGGCGCTGGGGTCAACTTCTATATGGGTGTAGAGGATTTTGCCTCGGCTGCGTTCAAGACCGGCAGCTTGAAGGACGCATTTGAGATGTCCACGTTTGCGGCAAACCGCATGTTCATGGGCATGAACGAAGCATTCAGCGCTGCGTTTCAGGTGCTCAATACCGGCAAGCCAACGCTGACATCGCTTGGCCTGAAGGAGAACGTGGACCCCAGTTCTCTGATGAACGCGAAGCAAAACAACGCAGATCAGATCAAGTTTGTGAAGGACAGCCTGAACGAAGCGTGGGCTACGAACTTTATTGACGGCGCGGCTGCATCTCCTTTCGCCGCGATGAACCTGATGAATCTGGGGATTCGCTCTTGGCTTGGCAGTGCCATTGAGAAGACGACAGGTTCGACGGCTGGCTACATGCCGGCGTTTCACCTGCTGGCTGGTGGCGATGAAATCACTCGCCACATGGCAAAGGACTGGGCAGCAAGCAGCACGTCATGGCTGCAGGCGCTGGATGAATGGAAGGGCATGGCAGAAAAGCCCAATATTCCAAAGCCGGAGTGGGTGGCACAGCGTGCCAACGAACTGGCTGATCAAGCTGTGTATAGCGGGGCCATGACTGACGACGAGCTGGTGAAGCTACGCCGGCAGGCCGGTGCGCAGCAGTACGGCGACATGTCGAACGAAGCACTGCGCCTGAAAATCATGAATGACCAGGCCGGTGTCCCCAGGCCAGACACCAAGGCAGGTCGCGCCGCTCTGGAGCGCATGGAAGAGGTCACGTTCACCAGGCCTCTAGACGATCCGTTTGGCCAGGGCATCAACCGCATGAGGCAGAACCCAATCCTTGGTTGGAACCTGCCGGTGTTTACCACGCCATACGACGGATTGAAGTGGCTGATCTCCCGTGATGTGTTCGTCTCCACTGCTGACCTGCTGATCAAGGAAGCCCGTCAAGCGCAGGGCAAATGGAGTGGCAAGGAGGCCGAGGACCTTCCGTTTACAGCAGACGAGATGGCCGATGCCAGGGGCAGGACTGTTGTTGCTGCTGGCATGGCATTGATCGTGAATCAGATCTGGCAGCGCGGACTGTTCAATGATGGCGGCAGCTTTGTGCCTGATCAGAACAAGCGCGAGCGTGATCGGACCCCGCCCTATTCGTTCTCAATCGGAACGCTGGGCCTGATGGGCCTGAGCAAGATCAACATCCCTGGCAGTTCTATCGACATCGTTGACCTGATGGGTTTGCAGGCTGATGTGCAGCGTGCTTTTTACGAAGGGCTGATTAAAGAGCAGGACTTCAATAAGTTCATGGACGGCATCGTTAAGGCTTACGCCCGAACCATTGGGAACAAGGAGTCGCTGAGCGGGGTGGTGGATCTGTTTAACGGGCTGACCTCGTCATCCGCTAACCAGAACACTGACTGGGTGAACCTGATGTCACGTCAGTTCAACGGGATCCTCCCGTTGTCTGGTGCATTGACCTGGGGTTCACGCGCTGGGCAAGACCCAGCAATGGTGCAAGGCCGGCGCGAGATGAGTGCCGTTGAGGTTGCAGCGCTGGAGAAAGACCCCAACTTCAATCTGTTCCAGCAGTTTGCTTCCAAGATCACGAAGAACTATCCGATCGTTGGAACGGTTGGCTATCAGGCGAGGAACCGTGACTGGCTGGGGCGTGATATCAAGCGGCCTTTCTCAATGCCTTACGACACGAATGCACCGTTCGCGCCAATCCTGACGAGCGACACTCCGCTGGATCGTTGGATGGACAAGCATGGCTTTGGGGCACCCCCTCACCCGGGCGGGAAGATCTCTTCGGGGGACACTCCGCTAAAGGGTGGCGCTACCACGATGAGCCTGGATGAAGAGAACACCTGGCACCGGGAGTTCACCACAATCAAAGGCGAAGCACCCGCTGGGTTCTGGCTTGGGAAGAACGCTGTGATTGACACAAGACATGGAGGGGTGGGATTCGTTTACAACATTGATCGCTACGTCCAAGGCAACACTGTTCTGGAGGCGCTGACTGCGCTGAGCCAAGACCCTGATTACAACCTGGATCTTGACACCCCTTGGAGCCCCAGCCTTGCTGCGAGGCCGCGTCCCCGTAGCGAGCAATCGCTGTCCCAGCGCAAGAAATCAATCAACGATCCGCGTGGCATCTACAAGGTTTGGGACGCAATCATCACTTACTACGACCGGCAGGCGATTGATCGCATGGCTCAGCAACACCCTGAGTTCGTGACCAAGGCACAAGCAAACGCAACGATCAAAGATGAGCGTCGGCTGGAAGATGCAGAGGCGATGCTGCCTAGCCTTCCCTCTCCCTAGCAAGCGACATACACTGAGGTCTGCACCTGTGCAACCCAGGCATGACGACCTACGCAGTTGACACCTACACCGGAGATGGTTCCGAAGTCAACTTCGGGGTCACCTTTGACTTCATCCAGCGGAGTCATGTCACGGTCACTCGGATAGTTACGGCGACGAAGGCTGAGACGACGCTGACTGTCATTGCGTCAGGGGTGCCGACGGGTGATCAATACGTTTGGAATAGCGATACGCAGATCAGGGTTGGCACTGTCCCGACCAGTGCCCAGCAGATTCGCATCCAGCGAAATACGCCTGAAGACAATCAGATCGTCGATTGGCAGGACGGCAGTTACATCGTCGCGAATGACCTGAACACATCTGACGAGCAGATGTTGTACAACATTCAGGAGTTGTACGACATTGCCACCAACCTGGATGGCACCGTTAGCGGTGAGGCGATCAAGTCAATCAGCGGCACGGCGCCGGTTGAGATCGACAACACCAACGATCAGACACCGGTCATCTCGGTTGACGAGACAGTCTCCAGTGATAATCCCAACTCACTGACCAGCGACACCACGCTGATGAGTGAGAAGGCGATCGATGATCACTTCAAGCAGCACGTCGGCACCGCCCCAACGACAGGCACCAAGGTCGGTCAGATCAGGATCGACAACACTGCATCGCCACAGCAAACCTTTTGGTGGAACGGCAGCGCCTGGGTTGCGATGGTCACCGAGGGTCAGAAGGGTGACAAGGGAGATACCGGCCCAGCACCAGGGTTGCAGGATCCTGCTGCCACGGTCACAAACATTCCGCTCAAAGCGGATGGAGAGCTTGGAGACGCAACTGCTGTTGTTTCTCAGGATGCAGAGTCTGACCTGCAATTCCAGTTTGGAATTCCTGTTGGAAAAACCGGCGCCAAGGGAGATAAAGGCGACAAGGGAGATCCTGGGGATGGTGTCACTTACAAGGGTGCGATTGATGCAACAACTGCAGACGAACCTGAGGATCCAAAGAACGGTGATTTCTATGTAAACACTGTTGCTGGCACCTCAAGCTGGACAGGGCTGGGGACAGTTGCTGACGGCAGTCGTCTCGTCTGGAATGAAGGGACAAGCCAATGGGATGAATACACCCCGACCTATGCAACTGATCTGGGTTACACCAAGGCTGATGACAAGGGCACAATCACCAATACCAATGGAACAGAC